GTGGTCGTCAACCATATGGGTGCTCCAGGAAGGACCCGCGCTGTAACCTGTGAGATAACAATGAGTTGTCGGCTCGTACTCCAAAGCGCCATACAACGTCGATCTCAATCGACCGGGTGGCCTGGTATTCGATGGTCGCGAATCATCGAACCTACGCGTTCCCTTGCAGTTGCTTAGAGTGGGCTTGTGCATTCCGAGTCGACGCCCTCCGTCCCGCTCTGCGCGCCGTCTGCTTTCACAAGATGCGACATGTCTTGCCGACCCGCGAACCCAATGCAGACATCCTCATTCCCTATCTGGACGTGAATACCATCATCGTCGGTTGTGTAACTAAGCTTCGCTTCGTACTTCCTGAGGAGTGCAGCCAGCTCCTCCAGAAACTGATTCATCTGACCTGTCACGTCGTGCGCCTTTCGTCGCTTCTCCCATTCTTTCCGAATGAGACCAACCAACTCGTCTCTGCCAAACCCGCCTCTTTCTGCCAGTCGTTCTAGGGATTGATCACGTCCAAAGCAACGCGCATAGGATTTGTATGCGACTTCTGCTAGCCACCAAGGAATGGTCGAGCCATCACCGCCGCGCTCGATCTGAATGGGAAATGGTCTAGTATCGTTCAAGTGGTTCATGCGCTTCGTCCTCTCGCGTGCGCAACCGCCTTGACGGTCTGTCGCTCCATCTCTTCCGGGAACCATGTCGCTGCAATCCTCCGTGCCACCAGCATCCACCGGATCCGCCTCCTAAGTCGCATCGGCTTCCGGAAGACCCAGACCGGAGTGATATCCTCCGCCCTTGGTCCGATCCGCTGGTAGACGCCCCCCATCTGATGCTCGTCTTCCTCGAAGATGATGAATGTCCGATGTCTGCCCTTCCACTGGATCTTGCCCCTCAGTCCGGCCTCTGGTAGCCGATACGTCCCCTCTGTTCCAAAGAGCGTCTTGTCCTGACGTCTTGCCCGTCGGCCTGGGCGCTTCAGCTTCTTGCGGCCTCTGTGGGCGGTCAGGCGCATGCCCGCGAACGTGAACTCCTTGGGAATTTTGCTCGCGAAGGTGGGACGTGCCGGCCCTCCTGTCACGGGCACTGCCAAGTAGCTGGCTCCTGGTGTGAATGGCTCACGCAGACCGCCATGCTCGAAGTGGGGCAGTAGGAGACGACGATCAATGCTGCCTCGGCCAGGGGGTGCACTGATCTGGATGTCTGCATAGGGACGCGCCGCCTTGACGCTCGCGAACGGGCGGATCCGCGCGGCCGCCCCCCCGGGGCGCCCAGGGCTTCCGAAGAGGAACTTCGGCTGTCGGACCTGGAACCGGCGCCGGATGTGTTCGAACTCAGCCTGCTGGATGCGTTTCGCTGTATTATTGATCGCGATCACCACAGCGTAGGCGAGACGTCGTTGCCCCTTCTCGAGCTGCAGGATCAGGTCCTTCTGCTCTATCTGGACGTTGATTCGCATGGTGTCTCCGCCTGAGCCTGTGAGGATGGGGATGCTAATTCGCGCTGATGGTAAATGCAATCCAGGCTCAAGCGACCATGGCTCAAGCTGACGATCTGCAGGGCCCTGTCGGCTGTGGGGGATCTACGGCCAGCAATCCAATGATACAGTGCATGCCGTGTGACCCCAAGGGTCTCCGCGAGCTCTGACGTGCCATAGGTACAGACCCAACGCCCAAAGTGCGTGTCCCATCCGGACGGACGGCGATGCATTGGGGTAGCTTCCTTATTGCGCCTGCCCCTGCAGTATCGATACGGCTCGGCAGCCCTGTCAAGAGCTTTTCCGCTCAAATCCGATTCAAAGACCAGTCGTACTTCTGGAAGGAGTTGTTGATCTGGGGATGGGGTGTGCTGCCATCGCCAAAGACCGAGAAAAGAACTACACGTAGGCTATTATTGAGCCGGCCCAGACCGCTCTCCTCGATCTCGAGTGCCTCGGGATAGGTGTAGCTCGTCCCTGTGAGTGGGTATTCCTCGTGGACGAGCGTTCCTAACTCTCCGTAGATCTGGAGCGCATAGCAGGTGTTCTCCTGCATCTCCTCCGTCTTCCCGGAGTCTCCGTAGTTCCAGATGCCGTTTCGATTGCGATGACTCCACTCGATAAAGAGCTCTCCGGAAATGTGCGCTGGATATGATTCCTCGTTGATCCGCACATCTGTTGGGCAGTAAGGGAGGTCCTCTCGTATCCCCAACGGATCGATTGGTACGTGACGGAATACTAGATCGTATTTGGTTTGAGGATTCGCTAGTGGCCCATAGTGATAGACGTTCATCAGGCGGTATCGCACTCTCAAAGATGTCGGTGCTTCATCCGGTTTGGGGCGCTCCCCTTGGACCAGCCCAAAACCCTCCGTGACAAACCAGATCCGCGACCCGGGAGGGAATGAGCGTGGAACCGTATCTATACAGCCACGAGAGATAGTGGATAGCCTCACGTTCCCGTCCAGGTCAAGTAGTTCGATCGTCATGAACGCAACGAACTCCGCCTCCCGTCCTTGGTGCTGATGGGCTTCCTCGTTCGTAATAATGACCAGGTTCTTCCCGGCCAAGAACTCTCCATAATTGATCGACTTGATACGATCGAGATCAACACCTGGGCTCACATCGATCACGTCACTCGACTGATTGATGCCGTCTATCAGGTAACCAACCGGTGTGAGAACATCATAATCGAGGTAGTGGCTCCACAAAGTGCTATCGAAGTTGTAACGATCAATGCGGTGACCAGTCGCTGGCGATTCGGGTCGCCGTGCGACAAGTGTCATACCGCGGGGGAATCTGAATGGTTCGTATATGTCGCGGACTGCTTCGTATGGAGTGTAGTGGAACGCTTCTTCTAATGGTAAGCCAAGCAATGTATCGACTGGGTCTTGCCAGCTAGATGGGGGGGGCGGGGAATAAGCTGTCCAGGCAACACCAAAGATGTCCTCGACGATCTCCATCCGTATCTCGCCGCCCGTCAAAGTGCCATCCGAGAATCGATTCACTCTACAGACCATGCCCGTGATTCCCAGCGGGGACCAATTCAGCCGAAACACGGATCCTGGACGCTGCCCATGCGCTAAGCGATTTACTGTGACAGCCCCTTCGGCGAATGGATAGCTCATGGTCATCAAGGAGCGCGCAGCAACCTTCTGCGCAAGAGTTCCGTTCGAAATAGCAAGAAAGTCGATCGATTCGGTAACAATCTCGCCGCGCGCATGGATACTCGCCAAATCTTGCGCCTGGGCCACGTTCTGCCGGTAGTTGTCTTCACGGTCAATGTAATTCACCTTCACACAATTGGCCGTCTCACCCCACCCGCGTCTTCTTATCTCGCATGATGATATGCAACTTTCATCCAGTACAGGCAACTCCTCAATGTCATAATCGAAGCGGGCCAACTGGATTGTTTCCAACCCTGTAGTTGGATCCGTGAAGATCAGTCCGTCGATGTGGCGGCAGATTTCCCTGATCGCCTCCCGGCCGCCAGTCTGGGTATCATGCAGCATCGAGAGTCCGAACCCCTCGTTGTAGAGCGTTTCCGCAGCTTCACGGAATGCACTAAGGTCAATCATGCCAGAGGAAATACCTAACCCCCAAACGGGGTTTGTGAGGGCCTCATAGATCATACAAGCCGGATTCGCATCACCATTAATGATGTGCTTATCCTCTGTGAGGCCTAGCCCGTTCGGGAGGCCGCGTATGCGGACGGCAAACGGCTTTAGATGCGCCGTGGTACCGATATACATCCCCCTGCACATTACATAGAGTAGATATGGGTACCCTGGGACTGCAGTATCGACCTTCTCTGCTAGGTACGCATCTGCTGGCTGGTCTGAGGTGCCAAAATAGAGCCGCATCGGACCAACAATGCCACCTTCCTGTTTCTCTCCTCCAAACTGATCCGGCGAACTGAAGTAGATGTCGACAGGATCCGGACCTGCAAACGGGCCACTTGCCCCCGGGGCGACGATTCGATCATCGAAGCGAAAATCTACAATTTCCCTGTCAGGACCGCAGCAGATCCCGTACTGGATTCCAAGGTGGTACTTGTATCCAATCGTCGTGGACAGGAAAAACCCCGTCTTCTCACGGATGGGCTTTGCTGTGAGGTCACCGTACCAAAGCACATTGGGGCCCCGAACCAGACAGTCTCCCCATACAACCGGAATCGCGCGGCCCTCTTCGGCCGTTGGCATGTTGAAATCCCCGAGGCTTTTCGCCTTCGGTTCCTCCGGCTTGGGGCGGAACAGCTCGCCGATTACCGTCGTGCCTACCCACAGCAGCAACGTAACCCACCACGCCATCAGAAGAATCTCCCTTCATGGGGATTCCGGGAGGGGATTCTAGAGAAGCCTAGATGCCGTAACAGATTGCCGAACTTCACATCGCAGGTACTCTCCAGGCGATCGCAGCCGGCATAGGCACCGACCGTTTCAAGGGATTCGATCTCGACAAAGGGGTTCATCAGGGTCACACGGTCACCCACGTGATCGACGATGAAACGAACATCTCCGTTCGATCGCTTGATCCAGCCAGCAGTGAACCACCCGTCCTCGCGGAGGGAGAAATCGCCACTGATCAGATCGTTCCCGTCAATCTCGCTGATCAGGATCTCATCTTTGTATGCATTCTTGTCCACCCCACATGGGGGAGAATAGAGCGTCCAGTTGCATTGCGTCTGGTAGGTGAGGGAGGGGAATCGGCGATCTATGCTTTGAGAGATGGGCGAACACGTCAGAATCGCCTCGGAGCCTTGGAATTTCACGCTCGTGATTCTACCGACAAAGATCGTGACTGCTTCTTCTTCATATGCGCGATGGGCCCGGTAGACCGAAATATACGGAGCAGAAGTCGGAACGAAAGGAATGTATAAGGCGGCGACCGGATTTGTCCTAGCGACACGGATCTCGATCGATCCGGCAGTATCCTCTTGGGAGAGATCCTGTTCACCTCGCTGGATAATCTCCGGCGTGAACGTGCCCATTGGAAGGACAATCTCTCGATCGGCCGATGTGTAGAACCAGCTGTCGCCACCAATGGTGAATCGATAGCACTCGACCGGCTCTCCTGAGAACCGCGACACCTCCTGGTTTTCGTAACTCATGCCGGGGCCTCATTCGGTAACTCACGAATCGTAAGCTTTGCCTCGGCACATTCCAACCCGTGCCAGGTGATTTCCGTTTCATCTTGATCGAGGCGGGATAGCCGCAGGAAGCTGATGGTCGTGCTCATGGCCGGCCAGGCACGTGGCGTCTCGGGGGCGATCGTTACACTTTCCGTTGCTTGATCTCCCGGATCATCTGCATCTTGGATGGTGTGATAGGTCGCAGGTTGATCGACTGAATAGACGGCCAGGTGTCGGCGCGCATTCGTGTCGGGGAACATCTGCTGTGCGTAACGCACCCAGATGAGTTCGAGAATCGTCTGTTCCTCCATGGCATCGCTTGCCAATCGAAGATCTTGTTCCCATGAAGGAAGCCAGAACGGGACGGCTGCACCCTTGCGACGATCGAGGAAGGCGAACATGGCGGCAATCTCACGGCGACCATAAGCCGTCCAGAGATACGGACGGACATTGGCCGGGGCTGGAGAATCTTCATCGGCCCATCGCTTACCGGTCTGGGTATCGAGCAGGGTGAACTTCCGCTGGTATTCATCGTCATAGGGCACCAGTCGATTTGGCTCGAGCTCGAGAACCTCGATATCTAGATAGCTGTGATATTCACCGACGTTCAAGGCACCGATGACGGTTGCCCTGCCGACAGAAAGGCCGGAAATGTATGCCCGAGCGCCCAGGATTCCCATGGCGGTGGCTGTACCCTGGGATTCTCCCTGGAGTAAGCCAGGGGGGATCAGTGTGCCTTCTGTGGTAGCAATGCCCGCACTGCTACCAAGGAGGTCACCGATCCCCGTGAGAACGCCGACGACGGTGGCAACTCCCGCTGCTTGGCCTTCGATCGAGCCACCACTCGAAATCTCACCGGTGACCACAGCGATTCCTGCAGCTAGGGCCGAGATAGATCCAAGACCGGCGAGCTCGCCGGTAACCCCCGAGGCGCCGTCAGCCATGCCTGAAACCGGTCCAAGACCGAGCAGATCGCCGAGGGCGTCCGCCACGCCATTGGTGGCGCCCGAGAGCGATGCGAGGCCGGCGAGCTCGCCGATGGCCTCCGCGGCGCCCTCACCGCTGCCCATGAGAGGCCCGAACGCGAAGAGGATACCGGAGGTCTCGGCTAAGGCATCTGCGGTCCCCACCAGGTGGCCTGTCGCTTCGATTGTTGCCTCACCGGTCGCTGCCCCCGCGGAGCTGGCCGTGAGTCGTCCAATTCCCAGCACGTTGGCTTGGGCTCCCGCCTGACCCTCAATAAGGCCGCCCAGGTGCCCCATGCCACCCAAGGAACCCAGTCCCTGGGCACTGCCTGCCGATTGGGCTTGTATGCTACCTAGGCCGACGGTATCAGCCGCCGCTGTGGCGAGACCGTCGCTTGCACCGTTTAGAATCCCGACTCCAAGGATCGCAGCGAGACATGCGGCAACCGCCGTGGCTGTGCCTGCCAGGTTGCTGCGGCCCACAATCCCACCCGTCACGGTCGCCTCGCCAGCGGATGTGCCGGATACCGAACTCTGCACCGCAGGGGGTTCGTAGAGCACGGAGACGGCGATCTGTGTACATCGGATCCCAGCGCCAAACATCGCATTGAAGTGGACCCCCGCCTCGAGACCGTTCAAAGAGGAGATCGACCAAGGATCGTTGTTGTTGCCGAAGTCTGTCTCCAGCACTTTCCCGCGGGCCACGTAGTAGTCTTCTGGGTCCTCGTCCGTGCTTGTTGTGTCTTCCACACTGTTGGATCGGGCAATGTACCGCATATTCGTGCCCACGCCGGATACGTGCCGAACGACGTTTAGGCACCGGATTGCTAGAATCGTTGACCCGGTCGGGATGCCTGCCGAGGATGCACTCTCAAGATTGACTGTCTCCTTGGCGTTTGCGGAGCTTCCGAGGTATGTCGTATCGCCATCATGAGGATTCTCGTCTGCGTCTTGGTACGTCCCGGTCCAACCCGTGTGGGTCCCGGCACTATCCGCCTGCATCAGAGCAGATGCTGACGCGTCGATGAATCCGGAATCGCTGATCGAGGCATCGTCGAGCCGAAAATGAAAGCTCGATTCCATGGCCGTCGGGGCAATGATCCAGCAAGTTACTGTTGGACGATGATCCAAATCACCCGTGCCGCTGAACTCCGTGACGCCATCGATGTGGACCTCGTAAGGAGCATCGCCCTCACCCTCGGCGCTGTTCGTTCCGAATCGCGCCTGGATGCGATACCATTGGCCGGTGTTGAGAACCGTGGTCCCCGTCGCAAGCGTGTAGCCGTATGCTCCCTCGAGTACGATCTTCCGCTGGTAGTTGTATCCCAGCCCCCCCTTGATGAAGGGACTGCCCGCGAACCGGAACATATGGAACCAGACAACATCCCCTTCGGCGGATGGGGCCTCGAGAATCTTCAGGTAGCAGGTGAAGTAGGCATCCTCGGCACTGAAATTCGCAGGGTCGCCAGTGGCGTCACTCTGACCCCGTAGCTCGAGATAGGCCTCGTTCGTGCCGTCTCCCGGATGATCTACTTCCAGACATCGATCGCCGCTGTGCGAATCGCTCGTGGTGACCGTCAGCGAGCCTACGGAACCTGGATCGAACTCCTTGCTCTCGATAAAGTCACCGGTTTCGTCCGACTCGAAGCCGGTGAAGTTCACTTGCGACATGGGCTCTAGCTAGTCTTCGGTGACGTCCAGATCGCCCGCCGCAAACTGAGGCTGGATGTTCTCGCTGATGGCCAAGCTCGAGCTCAATGCCCCCTTGTAGAGCACCTTTCCAGTGCCGGTGGAATCGGTGCCGACCGCAAAGTGCGTCGCTGTTTCCGATCCCCCTGTCGCCTTCGGAAAGGTGATTGCCGAGGCATTCGTCACGGCATTGTCCGTCACTGTCCACCCGCCCGAGGTGCGAGCCACTGCCACGCGAGCATAGGACGTATAGGCGCATTCATTCGTTGTCTGACTCCCGGACTCACCGACATCTCCCGTATGAAGCGAGACGTAGAGGTCCGTCAGCGGGCTCGTCGATGCGTTGTCCGCGATGTTCGCGATGGCGATCGCGTTGAAGATCAGCTTCAAGAAGTCGTTCTCGAACGTGTTGCCCTTGGACATGGTTTCCTCCTCTTCTACGGAACGAAGCTATCGATATCGAAAGTGAGCCTTGTCGATCCCACTCTCAGAGTTTCCCAGCGAAAGGCCTCGGATGGACTCAACCGACCCACGACAATCGGCACAACCCATGTCCCCGCGGCGGGCCAGGCGCTCTGAAGGGGTGATGAGACTGTAATTCGATTGACCACGACGCTCTCGATTGTCGCGACCTCCCACTCATAGGGATTGCGCCAGATTATGATCAGCCCGCCGTCATGATGGGGGATGTGGAGAGTTGCTACCTCCACATCCGTCGCCCAAAGATCAATTGCTGCGAGGAGGGGCTCTCGATATCCCCAAAGCGGCACCCCAAAGGCATGCGCCTGGCTCCCATGGAGAATCGCATTTGCGTGTTGTGCATCACGCTCCTCTAGGAGATTGGCAAAACCGATCGTTCCCGTCGGTGTGGCGCGTAGCTGCACGCGCTGCTCGGTCCCATCCTTGGCGCAAAGGATGTCGGTGAGATAACCGTAAGCCTGTCGGATGGGCTCTGCTAGGTTGGGCTCGAAAGGCCATGGCAAGACCCGGTAGCCGATCAGTGTGAGATCGGCGCCCTGGATCGAGACATCCGTGAAAACCCACGTCACGAGGTTGTCGATCCTTGGATCTCCGCGAGATAGGGCGCGCACGGTATAGAGCAAGCTCTGTGTTGCCGGGTAGTCGGTGGGGAGAGTGAGAATTTGCTCCACTTCAATACCAACGGGTCCTTCGATGGAAATCTCCGTCAGCCGCTTGGCGTGGCGACGGAACGCATTCCAAACCTCGACCTCGATCTCTTGATCCGAAAGCACAGCACCTAGATCTCGGCGACGGGGAATCACGTGCACATGCTCGAACATGGCCAGATCATGCATTGGCCCAGCCGCCGCTTCTCTCTCGAAGGCGTCCGGGCGCGGATCCGCTAGTAGGCCTTCGAGTGTGGATGAGGTTAATGGGGCGATCGTCCAGGCTGGATCGTCCGGTGCGGGAACTGCCGCCTCCGCGAGATCGTCCGATCCGATCGATTCGAGCAGTGCAGGGGATCCTGTGAGGACTCCGCCAGGCATCAGGTAGCCTTTCTGACCGCGAAATGCGGAAAGAGCATGTAGTCGAGTCCGCCGATCTGATAGATGGCGCCCGCCGCGTATCCGTGGCCCACTCCCTCGCACCAGAAGATGCTGGGCGGATACCCCACGGGCGCCCAGCGGCCCCCCGGATCTGTCAGGACATAGCAATGGAGAGGCAGGATCAGGGCCCCCGCAAAAGCAGTCTGATGCACGCGTGAGAGCATGTACTGATATCCGGGAAACTCATCTTCATCGCATGTGGCCTGCGATTCAGGGTTCCCATTCAAGGCACAACGTAGATAGCGTCCCGTGTAAGCATATTGCGCATCGTCATTGTTGCAATTACCGACCCATCTATCCGGGAAGCTAATCGCGTCGACGCGGACAAATGCGGTAGAATGGACAGATCCGGCCGTGACCGGATCTTTGTCCATGTGAGACATTGGGGCATATGCAGTGATGTTGATCCCGCCGCGGTCGACGTGAAGATCATCGTTGAAGGTGTTGCGATAGGCGCTCGAGCTCGCTGAGAAGTACGGGAAATCGTCCGAGAATCCCGTCTTCACCATAGACGGTCCCCAGCACATGTGGCAGAAGATGCCTGGGGAACGCTCCACGACGATCGTGATGTGATCTTCACCATTGTCGAAGAAATGGTATGCGGCCACAGGGCCAGAAGGCAGATTCATGCCGCAACCGGCTGTGGATCCATCCGTGCGGACGGGCCGGCCACCCTGAAGACTCCAATAGAGGCCAGCATCAAAGTCATCGCCCAGATAGAGTCCAATGCCATAGCCGGGTCCGGCATCCCAATTCCCCGATGGCTGCTTGGGCCATATGACTGTATCCTCCGCCGCTTGCATATTCACATAGAGCCCAGATTTGTGGATGTGAACACGCCAAGTCAGGCCTTCGGCTTGGCTCATGTCGACCGACCAGCCCTGGCCGGTCAGCCAGCTTACGATCGTCTGTAGAAGATTCGTCGGGGAAGTCGAGATCCCTGTTTGGTATGAAGCAGCCATCAATCAATCCAATGCGACCGCTAGGAAATCATCGCGGTCCGTTCGGCTAATGTTGGGAAGGACGACCCAGTCGACAGCGCCGAGCCGGAGTAGGGTCTCTGCAGTTAGATCCTGCCCGGAGATGGCCATGACCCCCGAGAGCTGGCCGACGGTGTTCGGCGCCGAGTGACAAAACATGATTGGCCAAAGAGTCGTCGAATCATCCAGATTGCGATCGAGAAGCGACAGACCACAACGGTACGGCCAGACTAGATTTCTCGAGGCGACCGGTGTGGTTATGATCACGTCGTTGGTGGTCGCCTCATATCCACTCCAGGATCCATCCAGATTGCGAGCCCGCAGCTGATGCTGATACGTCGTCGATGTTCCCCCAGTAGTTGGATCAGAATGGGTCGGCATGCGATGGTTGTTCGAGGAGTTGGACCATCGATAGTCCGTCTTTTCCCACGTGGGAGGCGACTCGCCCAGGGCGAGCGAGCCTCCGAGTGCAATCGGATAGGGCAGCTGCTCGGGGGAGAAGTATGGATCAAAGAACCCCAGATAGGCCATCTCATACTGGGTGCTGATCTTCGCGATCACCACAGCCCGCCGCCCATCGGCGATGAACCAGTAGGGCAGGGATGCGTTCCACAGCGGTAGGAACAGCTTCCGCTGGCAGCCGGTCTGCTGGTAGAGGTGGGCCCCATCGGTGTAGCCGTCGAACGCGACAATCTCCCAATCAAAGTAGTCGGCGTCCTGTCTCTCGAAACAATGGACACCTACGAAGATCTGCGAATCCCCATCGTTCCCGGGCGCTTCGAGAATCAACTGTGAGAACGCGGCATCGATTCCAGTTGAGCGCAACAGCCTGACGGCACTCAATGAGACTAGATTGGAATACGGTAGTTCTGTGATATGGAGTCTGTACTTAGTTGCCGACACCGGACCGCTGATCGTGAACTGCTTAACTTCGTTCGGCGCCCAACCAGTGATGTCATTTTGCGTGTCGAGCGTTTCCCATGAATCTCCATCCCAATAATCGAATGTCCAAGATTTGGGTGCATACCCGATACTCGATGCCATCAGATGATATTGAGTGATCTCTTCCTCTTCGAATAACGTGAACTCGATATCTTGCGGTATCGTCACTGGCGAATCGACACGCCAGCTTCGACCGTCATCGGCAGCGACCTTACCATCAACCAGGTTCTGTGCTGCCTTGAGGCCTGTGTTTCCCTGGGTGGCAAGCACCCTACACCCTAGCGCCTTGCGCCGACTCTTCCACTTCGGCGCCGTACTCAAGGTGAAGACGTCGCCGGCCACAAAAGCCGTGTCGCCATCATTGATGGTGAACTCCAACACATCATCGACGAACGGGACATCCACGGTTGCCGGGCCGATGTCGCCGGACTCGGAGCCAATGACGGAGAACTGCGTCGGACCGGTGGCGGTGATGGTGAACGTCTCTGCGACCGACAGGATTCCACCCCGGTAATCGGTAAGCCGACCATCTCCAACGCCGGCATACTCGAGGCCGAACGCGCTTCCCTTGGCTGTGAGAAACGTCTCCAGCCGTTCCAGAAGATCGATGTAATCGGTTGCTGTGCCTATCTCGAACATTCGCCTTACCCCATCGCCCGTCCGATTGCACGCCGATTCCTCCCGATCGTTTGCACGAGCAGCTTCTGGCCCTCCGGACTTCTGAGCTCTTGGAGTACAAGTCCCTTTTCCAGCCCCACGACCAGGCTTCCATCCCGGGGCGTCGGCGCCGTTGCACTGGATGCGCCATCCACCAGGCCACCAGCCCGGAAGCGGGGCAGCTGGTACTTCAGAGGATCCACCAGGTGGATCGGCTCCATACCCCGTCTCAGGGCCTCGAGATGCTGCAACATCCCAGGCTTGCGCACGATGTGCGCCGGCTCCACGAACTCGTGGTTGGAGAGCATCGCTGGGATGCTATCGCTCGTGCCTGAGCCCGGGCCGAGGATGAGACCGCCTGTTGCTCGCGTTTCAACCAGACCGCCGCCGGCGAACAGGCCGCGTAGAGCTCCA